GCCCTTCACGTTGATGCCCTCGATGAAGGTCATCAGTTTCTCGATGGTCTCGGCGATGTCCTTGCGCACATAGCGGTCGTCGTTGTCGTTCTTACTGCCTATAGGGTCAAGCTTGAAGTGCCTCTTCCCGTCGGTCTCAGGTATGCTGTCGTCCTTCGACAGCTTGTAGACGGCGCCCCCGTTCTCAAGGGTCGACACGAGCTGTCCCGCATAGGGGAAATAGGCTTCAGTGTCAGTGTTCCTCGCATATACGCGTGCATCCTCTATGGTATCGAATACAGACGAGCTGTCGATAGGCCGGTACGTTGTCCTCTTGTATTGCAGCGCGAAGCTGCTTCCGTTTATCTTTACCATGTCAACTCGTTTTGAATGTGAATGTATCGGCATCGTTCGTGCCGTCGGTCCGTATCACCCACATGCGGTAGTCCGTTGCCTGGCTTCCGTTAGCGCCTTCCACAGGGATGGAAGTGGGGCCGCTGCACACTCCGGTGTCTTCGATAAAATTACCGGGATATGCGGTCAGGGTGAGCTCGCTCACGGTTCCCTCAGGTATGCAGATTACGATTGTCTTCCACCGGCCGGCACTGAACTTGTAGCTGCCGGCCCCGGTGTACATCCCGCTGCTGCCGAGTGACCGTACCTGGGCCGATGTGGCAGGCACAGAGTCCACAACCCCGGCAAACCACTTGCGGCGCACGTTTACGCTGATGGTGTCGTTCAATGTCTTTTCCGGCAGCTGCCCGTCGGCCGATGCGGCATAAGTGACGGCGGCCTTGTAGGTCTCCCTCTCGATATAGGTGCCGGACAGCCGTCTGACAGCAGTCTGTACACCGGAATTCTCTTCCGAAAAATGCAGTATATTATCCTTCTTGTCATCATAGTAGGCTTCCTTCATGGCACCCTGTCCGTTGCGTGTGGCCGTGTAGGTGATATATCCTTTCGGAGTGCCATATTCCACATCATTTGATGTCGATATGCTGCTCCGGAGTTCCGCTCCTACCGGTCTGTAAAGCATATTGCGAAAAATCTTTTCCCATGTCTCTCCGGAAGCAACCACATCTCCCTTCTTTATATATCCTACATCGCTGGAATTGACAAGGATATCCTTCTTCAGTTTGTCAGACACCTCTGTGATGGAAGAAGAGCCACTGCCTCCGGAAGAGGAACTCCCCCCCATTGACACCACATACTGCAACTGCGAGAGGCTTGCTTCCACTGTCCTCTTCCATCCCTTGCCGACCTTGTTGGTGCACTCAATATTGGCGATTCCCAGGTTGTCCAGCTTCCGCACCACCTTCGTCATCCGGGTATCGAAATATCCGGAAGAGAAATACTTGTCACTGAGCAACCGCACACGTTGACCGAGCTGTAATGGTATGTTTTGCTTGTCCACCCATATATAGTCTGTGTCGCCACCATAGATGGATATGTCATCGCTGTATTTCTCCAAGAAACTGTCCACGGCAGCCTTGTAGTCCTGCTCAGCCTGAGCTTCGTATGATTCTGGCATGCGAATATTCCAGGGAATATACGTGTCTCCCGGCTGGGGTACAAGGTTTCCGCCCGGTATCTGAATGTCATCGGAAGGATAGGTGTTGATGATTTCCCATTCCAGCGTATCCGAATTATAGTTGGCCTCGAACCAGTAATTGTTGCTTTCGGAATTTCCCTGCCCGGCAAGGTCACCGGTCTGAAAGGATATACGTTTCACAAGCCCGGCAATCTCGTTCTTGTTCGGGTCAAATAGCATTCCTTCGTCATTAAAATAGTAGACCGTAAACTTCTTGCCGTCCTCATCCGTCTTTTCTTCACTTCGCACAGAGGTGACCGTTCCGGTGTATTTCGGAAAGATTTCCGAAAATGCGGATTCCTCCACATGCTCGAACAGTCCGTAATGCGTGTTCCGGTCCACATATTTCGCTTTGTCCGGCAACTGGAGACGGCTGTAGCCATAGCGGCTGCGGTCTATGTTCTTAGTGCTGCCAAGAGGAATTAAACGTGTAAAGAACTTCACATCATCACTGTTTTCCGACTGTACCAACGAGGTGAGGCCCTGTAAATAGCCCAGTTCTACGAGCTCACCACGTTCACAACGGGTCAGATTGATTTTGAAATCATCCACCCACCATTCGGACTCAAAAGCGTCGGACATCAGCGACAAGGCATCCCAACAAGTGGCATTGTTGTATTCCACTGTCTTGTTCGCGGATTCCAAAACTTCACCAATGCTCCATACCGGTGTAGATGACAATCGGTTCATGTTATCCACCCATTTCTGCAGATGTACCTTCGGACTGTCATTCAGAGAGAACTGCGGTTCATACGCACCGTCCGTCAGATGCAGGTACATCACCTGCTCAGCGTCGTAGATGGGGGCGTAGAACTTCACCGAGTAGTTGTACGTCTGCCTGTTCTTCTGCTTCGGCTTGTACTCCTTCTTTATACTGAACTTCACTCCCTCCAGCAGCACATAGTCCTCCACGTCCAGCATCACGTAGGACGGGTGGGTAAAGGAGACCGACACAGAGCATTCCTTCATCAGTTCCTGGTTCCAGGTGGAGGAGGAGGATGTGGAAACCGTCAGTTTCAACTCTCCGGACCGGTTATAGATTTTGAGTTCCATTCAAACAGCTTTTAATCGTTATTTAAAGAGCTCCGGGTTTCGGTTCCCGAAACTTCATTTTCCATCTCTCTACGACCGTTCCGCCGGCTACATCCGTCACGGTATCGAAGTCGGAAGAAGACTTGTAGTAGAACTTATAGGCGGATGTCTTCCCCTTTACCTGCAGGTTCACCCATCCGGAATACATGACCTTCATCAATGCCGCACGGCGGGTCTCGCATTCCTCCGGAGAAGAGGCGTATACGGCGAAGTACAACGTCACGTCACGGGCCTTGTAGCAGGATGACGGCAATGCCTCCGGCAGTTCCTCGCCGTTGCGTTCCCGGAAATCCACGGCAGTATACTCCTTCATCTCAAGCGGTTTCAGCAACTCGCTGAGATTAAAGTTATCCTCCTCTCTGTCCTCACAGAGGAAAGCGGAGTATTCCGTCCAGGCATCCTTGCCGTTTATCGTCATATATCCTGTCAAATCTTTCATAAGCTTGCTATATCGTTTTCCATCCGTCCCGGTCCTTGCTTGCCAGAAGGTCGAATATGTCTTCCAGTATCTTGCAGTAAGCGGTGTTCTCAGCTATCTGCAGGAATATATCATGGTCGGCGGAACGTCCCTTCGTCAGTTCCTCCAGCAGACGGTGCATGCCACTGGCATGGTCCTGCAGGGAGGTGAACAATCCCTCCAGCTTCGTACCCTGTTCCTGGCTCATGGCGGTAAAGGCACCGCCGCGTCCTAATTGGCTGCCTCCATCTTCGCCCGATGGTTTCCAGTTGAAATCTTCCATCAGCTGCTCACGCTCTTTCAGCATCTCATCGATTATCTTCCGGTAATCCCCGCGCAGCTTCTCCGCCTCCGTGGAAGAAAGTCCGTCCTTGTCGGCCATGTCCGCCCATGAGTCATACAGTTTCTGTATCCGGTCCTTGTATCGCGTGGCTACCAGTGCGGAGAAAATGGCATTCTGCAGGTACTTCTCAAAACTGTCCGCAAAATCCTCCGAAGTGGCATCCATATCGGACAGCATGGAGACGAAGCTGTTGTAGAAGCTGTCAAAGTCCGTCTTCGTCAGTGCCTCCTTGCGGGCTTCCTGCACCTCCTGCCAGGCTTCCTCGCTTTCGATAATCTGGTTCAGGTAGTCCTGTGTGTCCTCGTACAGTTCGCTCCAGAACCCGCTTGCTTCATCACGAAGTCTCACCAACTGCTCATACGAGAGGTCGAAGAGTCCCGTCATGCGACCGTCCCCTATGCCGTATTTATCGAAGTCGCTGCCCAACACCTTCCTGGCTTGTTCCCAGGCGGACCGGGAGATGTCCTTGCGCTGGTCGGTACCGTGCGAGGCACTTGACCCCACACCCAGAAATCCCTTGCTTGCACCCGCATTCAGGTAGGCCTTGCCCATCTCGCGGGCATAGTCCTGCTGTTTCTTCAGCAGCTCGCGGGCACGTTCGTAAGAGTTGTCGGCATTGGCGAAGTCGTCCGCCTCCATGGAAGCTACGAGCTCCTTCTGTTTGGAAATGACCCTGTCGAGTACTTCCATGTAACTCTCGTATTTCTCTTTGGCCTGCCGGTAACGTCTTTCCGATCGTTCGCCTCCCCAGTCGGCACCGAACAGGCTGCCCACGCTCTTGATGGCACCGCCCACGGTGTTCACCACACCGCTTATCATGCCGCCGATATCCATGCTGAGCAGTGATTGAGCAAACTGGCTGATGCCTTCGCTCATGGTGTTGAATCCTTCCACCACACCTTTCACGTTCTCATCCATGTTCACACCGAAGCCTTCCAGCGTGGAGATGATGGTGTCGGCAGCTTGACCGTAAGATAACATCTTACCCGCCACACCCTGCAGCGACTGCACCAAGGCTACCTGCTTCTTCAGACGGTTGTTCTGGGCCTCGGAAAGGTTCTTTTCAGCCTGTTCCTGGATCAACAGTTTGGCTACAAGTTTGCCGGTCTCATCCTTATACATACCCGTAACTACCGCACCTCCTACCATTATGATATTCAAGTCTTTCTGGGCATTCTCCACTGCCGCCTGGGATTCACTGTACTCCGCCAGCGAGCGTTTCAATTCCTGAAAAGGCTTGCGGTCGGCAATCTTCAGGTCTATATCCGTAAGGGCGTTCTGCAGCTCCTTCAGGTCGGAAGGACGCAGCTCTTTGGCGGCGCCATTGATATATTCTTTCAGCTTGTCACGAAGGGCGGAAAGCGCTTCCGTACTCTGTTCGTCCAGATTGCCGAATACGTCAGCCAGGTTGACGGTCTTCTTGAATTCCCCGAAGTCCAGTTCCTTCAAGTCATTGTTCCGTCTCTTTTTCAGTAATTCCTTCTCACCTTCGGTTTCGGCACGGGCCATCCTCAGCGCATAATCCTGTGTAATGGCAAGGCGCTTGTCCTGATAGGTGCCGTACTCCTTGTTATAGTCAATCCATGCCTGGCTGTTCTTTTCGCGCCATTCCTTCTCAATATTGTAGGTATCCTGCAGGTATTGTACCTGCGCAAGGGCGCGTTGTGCCGTCGCGTCGTCCTTCACCTGCTTTTCTTCTTCGGGAGTCACTTTTCTGCCCGCCTTCCTTGATTTCTCCAGTTTGGCAAGGGTATCGCGTTCTTCCTTGGCGATGGCGGCAAGAGTGTCATTATACTCCTTTTCAGCAAGTGCCTTGCGTTTTTCCCGTCCCTCCACCATCACGGCGATGCGGGCGGCCTCCACTTTCTGCTGGGCACGGATACGGGCGTCGACAAGTTCGTTCTGATAGTCGGTAACTGTTTTACCTCCTTTTACCGGTGTCTTTACTTTTATTTTGTCCTTTATATTTGCTGCCTTCAATTCCTTCCGGGCCTCATTTTCCGCTTCAATGCCGAGTCGGAAGAATGCATCGGCAGTCTCGTCGATGGCTTTCTTCTGTTTCTCCAGATGTTCCACTCCGTACCGTTTGAGGTCTTCACCGGTTTCATTTACCAGCCCTCTTGACTGGACGGTATTCAAAGTGCCGGCTGTCCTTTCAAGCGTGCTGACCGGACGTTTCTTCTCTTTTTCTATCTCCAGCTGTAGCCTAAGGGACTCTTCGTATTTCTCGGCAGCCATCTTCTGGGCTGGCGCACCTTTGGCGCGGAGCTGCATGGATTTGATGAAAGCTTCCGTATTGTCGACCAGCAGATTCTCCGCGTCTGCGACGTTGGCAACAGCCACATTCAGTCTGTCGAATTCCTCCTTGTTCTCAGTTATGAATTTCTTTTTTGCGGAAAGGTCATTTCCCAGGGAGGCCCACTTCTCCTGCAAGGTTTTGAGCGATACGAGATTCTTTCCGATACCCGTATCGGATTCCTGCATCGCCTTGTTCAACTCTTCCTGTGCCTCTGCCAGACCAATAACTGACTTTTTCCCGGAAAAGAGTGTAGAGAAGAAATTCCCAATTTCCTTGCCGAATACCACAGTCAGCGTTATTGCCGTTGCCATAGCCGTCTGCCACGAGAACAGGGACTTCAACACCTGCTTCCATACCGGCATCGCCTTCTGGCCCGCCGCCGTCAGCCTCTCGTACTCCTTTCTGGCATTACCCACCGCATCCGTAAACATCGGTATGTTGTTGGATATCGCCAGGAAGAACATCTGCGGTCCCATAGCCAGTGCCGGAAGCTCGCGGGCTATCTGCGCCATGCTCATCCTCACGCTGTTCAGTTTCGGTGCGGGGTCATTACCCATGATGGGCGTCTCGTTCGCCCGTTTTTTTGCCGCCTCGTATTCTTTCAACTGCTCTTTCAATCCGCCGATGGCACCCTTCAGTGCCTGGATATCCGCCAGTTCCCTGTCACCGGCAAGCCCTTGTTTTTGGAGATTCTTATACTCCTTCTCCAAATCCTTCAGCTCCAGTTTCAGATGCCCGATCATCCGCTTGGTGAAAGCCTCCATGTTGGCCACATTGCCCTCCACCGACCGCATGCCCGCCAGCGTCTTGTCATCCAGGAATATTTCAAGTTTAATGGGATTCATCAGCGTTCTCCTCTTCGTCAAGCAATTGTTGTAAATAATCCGCCGGAGATATATTCGGCTGCCCGTTGCGGCTTCTCTTTTCGGCAACCATCTCCTGCGTGGTTTTCCTCCTTCCCGGCACGTGGCGGGGGAAGTCCTGCCACATCAGCATCAGCATCGGGTAGTTCACCCCGCGCATGATATAGTCCACACTCCAACCCGTGTCACGGGCTATCTGTCCCACGAGACCGAACGGGCTATGGGCGGGTTCCATGTACCCCTTTAACTCCCGTTCTATTTTCTTCGGCTCAGATTGGGTGCCGTCAGGCTCATCACCTCGGCCAATCTGATAGTATTCCCGAAAGGGACCGTGCTCATCGTGCTAAGGGCAATCATCCATGCCTCTTCCAGGGCTGCCGGATGCATGCAGCTGCGCAGCATCCATGCCACCGGGCGGTTCAGTAGCCAACCCAACACCCAACCGCGGACAATGGCGTATGCCACCATGCGGCTCACCGTTCCGGTATGCTTCACCATGAACTCCTGCTTCTGCTCGAAAGTATAAGCCTTCAGTTCCTCGTGTGTCGCACCCATCTTCAGGTACATCCGCTGTATGCGGCAGCGGCTTTCCAGGTTCGGCACCCGCATCACCCAGCGGATGTATTTCCCTCCGGGAAGCCGCAGCGGAAGGGAGATGCCGGCATCCGACATGATCCTCTCCGCAAGAGCCTCGATTTCCAGGTTCGGTTTCATAGTCCGTACCTTTTACCCTCCAACAGCCTCGGCGCCCGTATCCGGGTCGACACCCTTGGCGAAGAGCTTCATGCGCTTGCCGTCGGCATCCTTCAGCAGCTCGATGTTCAGGGAAAGTCCCAATACGTTTGATGAGTTGATGCCGTTGGCAAAGTCACTGCCGGTCACCTTCGCGTTGTAGAAGCGCAGGGTCTCGCCACTGTCAGCCACTACATCCATCACGCCCGTAGCTTCCCATTTCTCGGGAGGCTCCCAGTTGTTATTGGCGTCCTTGGTGCCGCCGATAGTGTTCACCAGACTGTCGGCATTCAGCTCTATCAGGGTGCAGGAAAATGCCTTCTTGCCGGGATTGGTGGTAAGTGTCATTACCGGACCATCCTTCACCTGTGCGGCGAAGATGTCCGTGGTACTCGGAGCGCTTCCGGCAGGTTGCAGGCCTTCCTCACTGATAAGGCCTATTTCCTTCTCCTTGAATTTGAGGTGCGCCAGTCCGTAGATTAATCCGTCCATAAATTCTTTTATTTTTTAAGTTCTATTCAATCGCCGTTTAATCAGTATCAGAAGAAGGACGGCAACGGCCAGCCGACCTGTCCATATCTGAAACCACTGCCAGCCGGTGGGTTCCTTTATCACCTCCGGAGGCAGCAGCTCCGCTTCTTCCGAAGTCTCGCTCCTGATCCGGGTCAGTTCTTCCGTCAGCATCATCACCTGCCGCGCCAGGCTGTCGCAGGTGGCGGTCACCTCCAGGCTGTCCTCCGATATGCGGGTGACGTTCACCGTGGCCTGTCCGCTGCGCTTACTGAATCCCGTCCCCACAGGTATCGAATTCAGCAGATTCGTCGGAAACTGCGTCTTCGCCAGGCTGGGCGGAACGGGCTGCTGAAGGAGAGCGAACACGCTTCTGCCTTGCAGGCTGTCGGTAACGAGGCTGTTCCGTGTCAATCGTCCCGGACTTCTGCAGCTCGTGACGGATAGGGCAATCGCCATAATGCTTGCAAGTAGAAGCCTTCTGGATAGTGCGGTTGAGCTCCCGCACCGCCTTGTAAAGTTTGATGTTCTCATTCTGTAAGTCTATTAATGTTCCCGACAGGTTGTCGTACATTTCCTTATAGGCATCGTTCCGCTCCTTGGCAGCGAGCACTTTGTTGTTCTCCCGGCGTCTCAGCCATGCCCAGAGGGAACCGGCAATGCCACTCGGCACAAGCCATTGGAGAATCTGTAGAATCAAGTCTGAATTCATGGCTGAAAATCGTTACGGGTTATCAATCATTAAAGCAGTTCCCAGCCGGCTTCCACGTTCATCATCACTGCCGGTACACCGTTTTCCACTTGTGAGATCGCGGCGGCAAAAGCGCACATCGTTGCCCGGTCGTTTATATCAGGCACGAACGATGTCGGTACCTGCATCTCCCTGCATACCCGGCTGATATAACCCGAAGTGTTGTTCTCCACCGGAGGCGCCCAACGGTTGATGAAGTCCGCTACCGTGCGGCAACCGTTATTACGACGGTAGTTCTGAAGCAACTTGATGAGGGCACGATATCCGTAAGCCATTGTCTTGAACTGGCAGAAAGCCTTGTCCCGGGAGGGCCGGACCTCCCCCTGCCACAACGTACGTGACAGGCGGATGTTCCCGGGGTTGTTGTTACGTAGTCCTCTGCTCATCACTATTCCTCCAATTCACTGTTGGCATCGTCTGCTTTCGGGCTTTCCCCGCCGGCAGCAGCTTGTTCGGCAGCCTCAATCGCTTCGCGTCTGACCTGCGCCCAACGTTTTTCTGCCGGAGCAGTCGCATCCGAAGTCTGGGCAGTGGAGCCGTCCCAGCTGTAGATGGCACCGATGGCTTCCATCTTCTTGGGCATGGTGATTTCGTAGTGGCGGAAGTTTACCAGACTCTCCTGCGTCTGCGGGCTGGTGCGTGCCTCGCTGTAATACATTTTGGTGGTACCTTGCGCACGGAACATACGGTTGACGTAGAACGCCACGGATGCCTGCATGTCGGTATCTGCCGGTTTGGTAGTGTAAGGCACTTTCACGCCTTCTTTGGTGAAGAACGGGCAGTTCACGAACTCGTAGATTTCAAAACCATACATGTTCATCACCTTACCGGTGGTGTAATTGTAGTACTGGTCGCGGAACTTCTGGTCGTCTTCCAGCAAGTCGTTCACGTGGTCGTTGCAGAGCACCAGGCGACGTCCGTCTGTAGGAACCTGCGCCTTGTCGAATTTTGCTTTCAGGGCAATGATATCCTTGCGGGTAATCTTCTTGCGACCGTTTGCGTCAGCCTCTCCCGATGTCTTGACGACGGGAGTCTTGGCCGTGTTGCTGTAAGGAGCCAGCGCATGGATGGCTTTCTTGTACTTCACGGTGGAGATGGCGTTGCCATGACGTTCCACATCCGCGCTGAACTTGTTGAATGAGATGGCATACAGCTGATCATCCGTCACACGGGTGGCTTTCGTCTGGAACTTGTCAAGCCCGATGGGAATATCGCTTTCGCTCAAGTCCTGGATAGGGATGGGATACGTTGTGTTGTTTATCAGCACGTCCGGGTCGCCGCCTACATCTACCAGGTGAATGATTTCATTGTCCACCTTGGCCGAATAATCGGGAATGCCGTTCAGGAAACTCGCCACCAGCCCCGCATTGAGCTGCTTCACCAGCTCGCCTGTCCACACTTCGGTGTATACACCTTCAAAGAGTGCCCCTACGGGCATGAATTTTCCAAGCACCATCGGTACTGCCGCCGTAGCCGCTCCATAAGCAGGGTCAATCCCCACAACCGACGCCAATACTACGCCCATCAGGACGTTGAAGAGCGTTCCCACTAAAAATTTCATCATAACACTTTCTGTTTTACAATTGATACTATATTTCTAAAATTTCGGGCAGTCAATGCCGTATTCCGCCTTGTACAGCGCACGGTATTTGTCCGGATCGTTCTCGCGCATCAGCTTCAGCTGCGCTTCCGGTACCTCGCTCAGTTTGCCCCATTGTCCGGTTGCCGCACCACTGCCTACGGTTCCGCCGCCGATGTTCAGCAGTTGCATGGGTTTCGTCACGGGTGCCATGCTCTCCAGTGTCAGTTTCAGGCTTTCACTGCCCATTGTCTTACCCAATTGGATGAAATGCTCCCGCTTGTCGGCATTGAACTTCCCTGCCCTGACGGCATCGTCCACCATTTGTGTCACGCCCGCCAGCTTGATGGTATCCAGTTGGGTGCGCAGTTCCGTGTTGGCGGTCTCGAATCCCTGCAAAATACCTATCCTGGCAAGGATGTCCGCTTCTGTAGCCGTTTCCGGCAGGCCCAGCTTCAGGGCGATAGCTTTAAAATCTACGTTCATAGTCTTTTCTGTTTTTGAATTATTGTCTTGCGGAGCATCTCCGCCGCTTGATTTCAGCAAAGGAAGCGCGGCACTGTCTTCACCTGTGGCGAGTTTCAGTTCCTTGCCCTGATACGACAGCATTACTATATTGTCATCGTTGCCGCCCATGTCAACCATGCTCACTTCCATTAACCTGCACTTCGTGACGGTAGGACGGGTTTGCCCGGGTTTCAGCAGTTCAGGGTCATCACTTGACTCTATAATTTCAAAATAGGGGCTGCACATCTTCAGGGTGCCTTTGTCCCATTGCTGCTTTGCCAACTTGCTTTCATTGCGCACCTCGTCAAAGTAAGGTTCGCCGGTAATCTCGCCACCCTCTATCTTCAGGTCTTTGATGCAGCCGATGATGATGCCCCGCCAATGCATCCACAGCATGACGGGATTCTTCCGGAACTGCTCGACGTCCACCCCGTCAGTCTTCACCCAGGTGCCGAAACAGTTCAATGTCTCGTTTGATATTCTGATTCTTTTGGCCATGATTTGCGTCTCATTTTGGTGCAAACTTACGGCTACGCCCATAACGGCACAAAAAAGTGTGTAACCGTTCCACAGTAATGTGCAGGCCTTCCGTAATTGTCTGCAACCGGTTCACCGTTTTTTCCTTGCCCCGCAGATGCTTCGCAACTTTGCACCGTAACCAACAGAAAAAGGTATGGCAAAAGACATGAGCCAGCAGAAGGCTTTGGCAAAGCATCTATACATGAGCGGCATGCTCGTCATTAAGATTGCCGACTATGTGAAGGTAACCCGGCAGACCGTGGGCAAATGGGTGGAAGAAGGCAGCTGGAAGGAAGAACGCGCCTCGCGCAGCATGGCTAAAGAAGCCATCACCACCGGTGCGCTCAACAAGGTGGGCGAAGTGCTGGAAAACACCGAGGCGAACGAAAAGAACATCGGCCGCCTGACCGACTCCATGCTGAAGGCCGCCCAAAGCATCAAGGCCATTAACAACACCACCACACTGGTGGATATGGTGAATACCCTGCTCCAGTTCGAGAACTGGCTGGTGTCTCACCGTGAAGAGTATCCGGAGATTGACGACAAGCTCATTATTCTTATCAACCAGCTCCATAGCGACTTTATGGGCATCAAATTCAAGAGGAAATGACAGCCGAAGAAAAGAAAGAAGCCCTCAAGCGGTGGGAGGAGCATTGCAACCGCCTGCTACGCATCACCTCGAAGCGCAAGCCCGAGACGGCAGAGGAACGGAAGAAGAACATCGCCCGTGCCCTGAAGGATTACGACTACTTCTGCCAGCGGTACTTGAGCCACTACTGCCAATGTCCCAACGCCAAATTCCACAACGACGCCGCCCGCTACATCGAAAAGCACCGAGAGATGCGTGCCGTCTTCAAATGGCCGCGCGGACATGCCAAGTCGGTACACCTCGATGTGGGCGTACCCCTTTGGCTGAAGTTCAAGAATGAGTTGCATGTCATGGTATTGGTAGGCAAGAGCGAAGACAATGCCGACGCCTTGCTGGGCGACCTTCAGGCGGAACTCCAATTCAACCAGTACATCATCGAGGATTTCGGCGAGCAGTACAATGCCGGATGCTGGCAGGAAGGCGAGTTCGTTACCAAAGACCAGTGTGCCTTCTTCAGCCGCGGCCGCGGGCAGTCGCCCCGTGGACTGCGGTTCCGCGACAAACGCCCGGACTACATCGTGGTGGATGACCTGGACGACGATGAGATGTGCCGCAGCGAAGCCCGTGTACGCGAGATGACCAAATGGATAAAGGAGGCGCTCTTCGGATGTTTCGGCGGCAAGGAAGGCCGCTTCATCATGGTGGGTAACCTTATCAGTAAGAACAGCGTATTGCAACGGATCATCGACAGCGACACCGTTTATACCAGCACCGTCTATGCCATCGGCAAGGACGGGAAACCGGCATGGCCCGAATGCTACACCCTCGAGATGCTGCGCAGCCGCGAACGCTTCATGGGCTACCGCAGTTTCCAGAAGGAATACATGCACAACCCCATCACCGAAGGCGCCGTCTTCCAGGAACGCTGGATACAGTGGAAGCGCATGCTCAAACCGTGCTATTATGAAAGCCTGGTACTCTACATCGACCCTTCATTCAAAGACAGCTCGAAAAACGACTACAAGGCCGCCAAGCTTTGGGGACGTCCGCGTCCCGGGCTGAAGACCGCCAAACCTTCGGAGCTGCACTGCCTCCGTGCCTTCGTGCGCCAGTGCAGCGTAGGCGAAATGGTGCGCTGGGTCTATGACCTGTGGGAGTCACTGCCCGAGGATGCCGCCGTCACCATCTACATGGAAGCCAACTTCATGCAAGATACCATTCTCGACGAGTTCGAGCGGGAAGGCAACCAACGGGGCTATCAGGTGCCCGTCACTGCCGACAAACGCAAGAAGCCCGATAAATTCGCCCGTGTGGAAGCGGTCAGCCCCTTGTGGGAACGCGGCTTTGTCTGGTACAACGAAAAGCTGAAGAATGACAATGACATGAAGACGGGCATCGAACAGACCCTCGCCTTCGAGAAAGGAAGCCGCGCCCACGATGACGGGCCCGATGCCGACGAAGGCGCCATCTACAAACTGCAGAAGCAGGTACGCGAAGAAAGTTTCATCCCGCGTATGGGAGTGCGGCAACTACCCTCCCAAGCCTGGTGAAAGTTGAAAACGGAAAACCCATTAATCGCTCATTATTAATCACTAATCATTATCCCTTATGTTCATCACCGAAGAAGATTACATACAGATAGGAGCCGATGCGCTGAAGATTATGCAGCAAAGCACTCCGGACAACCGCCTGCTGGCGGAAGAGCGTGCCATGAGCCGCATAGCGGGTGCGCTGCGCGGACGGTACGACATAGAAGCGACCTTCGCCCTTGAAGGCAGCCGACGGGATGCCGAACTGGTGGGATGTGCCACCGACATCGCACTCTACCATATATGCTGCTCCCTGCCCCAGAAGATGGGCTACGAGATACGGGAAAAACGTTATGAACAAGCCTTGAAATACCTCAAGGAAGTGCAGGCGGGAAACATTACGCCCGACATCCCCACCGTCACCGGTCCCGGCGGAGAAGAGGACTACCACAACCCCGTGCGTTACGGGTCGGCCGAAAAGAACAATTATATCTGGTAAACCATGAGCAAGAAATACAAGAAACAGAACCCCATGCGAATCGGGCAGGTAAACCTGGGAAACCCTGCGGAACTGAAACGCGTCACCAACCTGTCGGTCAACCTGCAGATGCAGACCGAGTCGCTCACCAAGAAAGACCTGCGCACCTGGCGCAACGCCTGGCAGTATGCCATCAATGTAGAGTACCCTAACCGAGGACCGCTGTACGACGTGTACGGCGATGTGGATGTGGACATGCACCTTACCGGCTGTGTGGGGCAGCGCAAGGGATATGTACTGAACAAGAGTTTCCGCATTGTGGACAAGAAGGGGGCTGAAAACCCTGATTTGACAGCGGTATTCGAATCGCCCTGGTTCAAGACTTTCATGGGCCTGGCACTCGACAGCATCTATTGGGGACACTCGCTAATCCAGTTGGGAGACATCATCACGGTGGACGATGTGCCCGCCTTCAGTGACGTGTGCCTGATACCCCGCCGCCATGTCGTGCCCGAATACGGTGCGCTTATCGTCAACCAGTCCGACACCTGGCAGAGCGGTTACGACTACCGCCACAGCGAGATGGCGGACTGGATTGTCGAAGTGGGCGGTACCCACGACTTGGGTCTGTATCTGAAATGCGCCCAGCACACCATCCCCAAGAAGAATGTGTGTTCCTTCTGGGACATGTTCTCCGAAATATTCGGCATCCCCTTCCGGGTAGGCAAGACCACCAGCCGAGATGCCAAGGAGCAAAGCCGCATCGAGAAGATGCTGGGCTCGATGGGTGCGGCAGGATGGGCGCTCTTTCCCGAAGGTACCGAGATAGAAATCAAGGAATCCACCCGCGGGGATGCCTACAATGTCTTTGACAAACGCATAGACCGCGCCAACTCCGAACTGTCAAAGGGCGTGCTCACCGAAACCATGACTACGGAGAACGGTAGCAGCCTTTCTCAGAGTGAGGTGCACCTGGAGGTGCTGAAGAACCTTGTCAGCAAGGATGCCGACAACCTGCGGGACACCATCAACTTCCAGCTCATCCCCAAAATGATAAAGCACGGTTTTCCCTTGCAGGGATACCGTTTCGACTGGTACGAGGGCATAGACTTCACGCCGGAGCAGCAGGTTGACTACGAACGCCTGCTGCTGGAGAACTACGAGATAGACCCTAAATATTTCATCGACAAGTACAACGTTCCCATCATCGGGAAAAGGGAAACCGCACCGGTCGTCGTGCCGGCAGGCAAGACAAACGGAAAGGATGCCGAAAAACAGAAGCTCTGTTTTTTCGACTGAGCCCTTCTGACTACGAAGGGCTGCACAGACGCGCCTTGCTGACATATTACGGAAATACGCTGCCGTTGGCAGACAGCAGGGAAGATGAGGAAGAGGAAATCGACACCGCTGCCGTGGAAGCCTCCTTTGTCCTGCTGATGCGCTGGCTCCACCGGCAACCGGAATTCACACCGGAGATGTTGGCAGACAAAGATGTGCAAAAGTTCATACGTAGCCATGCCGGTGTATTGGACCGTGCCGTGGACTTTTCGATTCATCAACGTCCCATAGACGATATCAGCGTGCGGCGGCTGAAGGAAAGCAACTACGTATTCTCCGGCTTCAAGACCTTCCACGAACTGAACGAGGCGTTCCCCTCGCTGATCGATGCGGACGGGAACCGCAAACCCTTTGAACGCTTTTTAAACGACGTTCAAAAGGTGAACGAGACCTACAACCGCTGGTACTTGAAGACTGAATATAATTTCGCCCTGTCGTCGGCTGCCATGGCAGCCCGGTGGAAGCAATGGTGGGACGATGAGGACCGGGACCGCTACCTGCTGCAATACCGCACCGTAGGCGACAAACGGGTACGCGAGGCGCATCGGGCACTGCATAATGTCACGTTGCCCATTACTTCCAATTTTTGGGATGAATATTTTCCTCCCAACGGATGGAACTGCCGCTGCACCGTGATGCGTGTGCGCCGAGGCAAATATCTGGAAAGTGACGAGCATCAAGCCATGCTGGCAGGCAGCCAGGCAACGGCGGGAAAACACCAGGAGATGATGCGATTCAATCCGGGCAAGCAGATGGCATGCTTCCCGTTCTATAATCCCTATACCATCAGCAGGTGCAAGGACTGCCCCGACAGACCGGGCACGCTCAAACTGGCCAAAATGCCCGATAATGAATTGTGCGCAGCCTGCAAGGTGATACGGGAAATGACCAGGCGAAAAGATGAACTAAAGAAACTTCGGACTGAGATAAGGGAAAAAGCACAGTTCCTGAAAGACAAAGTTTTGAAGAACGAGCAGTTCGGAAAGGACATCCGTGTCAGTGGTACCAATATAAAAGAATGGCTCAACCAGCCTCACAAATGGATTGTGGAGAAAAACAGGATGCTGCTGGACATAGAAAATGTCATCGCCGAAGCTCCTTATTTGGGCAATGGACCAGACAAACACGACCCGGACATCACGATGCATCTGTTTGAAACAACTTTGCATAATGAAAAAAGCTGGATTATCGTGAGGGAATTGATAGACGGTTCGGTAAAACTGCACAGCATTTCGGATAGTGAAGATATACTGCAATACATTACAAAAAGAAGAGAGTAATTTGAAAATAGCATCCTTGGAACTGCAATCCGAGGCCACATTTTTAAATTACTCCCTTCAGTGCCACAAAGATACAGTTAATTCTTTAATAAACAAACATTATGCCCCAAAATTCAGACATAACCAAGGAGCTAGAACGGAAGGTGAAGCACTTCATCAGCCTTACGCTGAAGGATATCGGAACGGAAATAGGCGAAGAGTTCGACCGCAACTTTGAGCGCGAGGCCTTCTTCAACGAGCGTTGGGCACGAAGGAAATACAATGACGACGAAAGCCGGGGATTACTGATACGCACCGGAGCTTTGCGCAGAAGTATCAAAACGGAGACTACCGCCCACAGTGTGGTATTCAGCAGCGACCTGCCGTATGCCGCCATCCACAACGAGGGCGGTGCCATTACCGTTACCAAACGGATGAAGGGGCACTTCTGGTATTTGTATAGGCAACTGACGGATAATTATCGGCGTAAACCCACGGAAGAGGCGCTTTTCTGCAAACGCATGGCATTGAAGCGGGCAGGAAGCAAGATAGTCATACCACGCCGACGGTTCATCGGCATGCATCCGGAGGTGGAGCGCATCATCCGGGAAATAGCGGAAGAAAATAGCAACAAAATATTTCAGACATGAGAAGATTCCTTTACCTCAGCCTCATAGAACGGCTGAAACGACTCACAGACCGGGACGGCCGGCCCGTCATCAGAACGTTCGACCTATGGAACGAACAGATTTCATTCCTGGAGCAGGAAGATCCTTTCGACGTCCCTGCCGTCTTCATTGAGTTCCGACCCGTAAAATGGGCGGGAGGCGGGACACAGACGGCAGACGTGACCCTACGTCTTCATATCGTCACACCCTGGAAAGGAAGCGCCCGCGAAGGTAGCGGCTTCCAACGGCAGACACTGGAACGTTTCGACCTGCTGGACCGCATGGACCGGCATCTTTTCAACCTCTCCGGAGACGACGGCAGCACGTCCTTCAGTCTGTTCCGGCGTACCGGAAGCAGTACGAACCACAACCATGAGGAACTTGTGGAGGATGTCACAGACTTTACATGCAAAGTAATGGACAGAGGATAAACGGATATTCAAAAAAGTGACAGCTGCGAACGCATCTCTTCCTGGCGGCGTATGACCTTGGGGTCGGCACTGGCGTTGATGATGTTGTAGAAGGTCTTCTCGCAGATGTGGTACTTGGGCCAGATGTAGCGGCGCAGGATCTCGCGGTTGGAAAGGCCGCTGCGGGAATGTTCATCGTAGATGCGCACAATGTCCTCCACCCTGAATGCGTAGCTGCATCCTACAATCTTTGACCGGTTTTTCTTCATATGACCCCTGAAAACTTAGAATTGATTACCCTGAACTGCCTGATTACCTGCTACAAAAATAATTATAAACGCACATTTATGCAACTAATACGCCCGGAAAGCGCATACCACAACACGGAATAGCCCGTTTCGCCCATCTTTGCCGCGTCTTTTTCGCGAACAGACGCAACAAACGGAATGAAGCCGCCTCTCCGCGCAGCTTTCATTCTTTCATTATTAATTCTTTAATTCACGAAGTATGGTAAACTATTCCCTTGCTCTGATGAGCACAAAACCGGGCGATGAAACCGCCCCCAAGAAATATTACGCCAAGGCGCAGGCCAGCGGCGAAGTGACCATGGACGAAATGGCCGAAGACATCTCCTACGCCACCTCCCTGACGGACGGTGACGTGCTGAACGCCATCCGCGCCCTCATCAAGCAGGTGAACCGGCACCTGTCGGCAGGCAAGATTGTACGTCTGGAGAACTTCGGCAGCTTCCAGCTGCAGCTGTGCAGCACCGGCGCCGAAACCGAGAAGAAGTTCACCAGCGCCAACATCACCGAAGCCACCGTCCAGTTCCGCCCCGGCAAGCCCGTGAAGGCTGCCACCCGTGCGGGCGACGGCGGGCTTACCTTCAAGCGTGTGGCCAAGAAGGGTGAAGCGCCCCTGCCCGATGACGGCGGAAATACCGGGGGAGGCAGCGACGGCAACCAGGGGGAGAACCCGCTGGGCTGAGAACCGCCCGGTAGCAGTGCAATGACTACGCAGTAGTAAACGAACAATTACCCGTAAGTAGCCGACCAACTACTTACGGGTAGTTTTTTGCCCTGCTGCAGCGCAGCCTTTCATTCTTTCATTATTAATTCTTAACTTGCAAAGCACTATGAAAGCAATCTACATGAGTGACCTGGCACAAGCCTATTTCCCGAACTCCACACCCCGCAGCGCCTCGGCACAGCTGCACCGATGGATAAAGCTGAACACCGAACTGCAGGAACGGCTGGAACAGCTGCACTACAAACCCCGACAGCGCGCATTGACGCCGCTGCAGCACGAGGCGATAACGGAGTGCCTGGGGGAACCGGGAGAGTGAGGCTCTTGGACAGAAGAACAAAAAGACAAAAAGAAAGCCGCTGACGGGAGGACCGCAGCGGCTTTTGCCTTATTACTGGTTGAGAGAAAGCAACCATCATTTCTTTTTTGCTGAATTCTCTTCCGAATTACCCTTGACGAATATTGAGACAATTGAAATCAACACAGCACCTCCCATTATACCGGCAAACCAAGGCTTATCCAAATACAAAGCGTAACCTGTAACTGTCGAAAAGACAAGTATACAAAGAAAAGCAAAGAACATTCCCCACCAATTCATTCTTCCAATACGTCCTTCCGTTTTTTTTATAATTTGAAGTTTCTGCTTATCCATTGCATGACGATGCGTTTGCTCTTTGACTGAAGCATCTATTAAATAATCCACTATTCGAGGGTCAATATTTTTATAAGCCTGTAATTCACCTGGTGAGGGCAAACAATTATCATCCACCGTAAAAGTTTGTTCCAATTGCTTTCCTATGCCTCCATTGGTAGAAACTTGTGTCTCCTTCTGTTTGATTTCTTGTTTTCCCATTATTATCCTACAACCAAATTAGTCAATGATTTACGTACATCGCCTTCTACGGATCTGCGGTCACGTAACAGATTAGCCTTGTCATCGGAGCGCTTTTCTTCTTTGCCAAACATCTCCTTTTTCAGTTCATCAATAGCCTCTGATTCTTCGTAATATCGTCCTTGGGAAGCTTCACGAAACGTATCTGCCCCTTTCTTCAAGAACCGACCAATTTCTTTTATTACACACATATTTGCCTCCATTCTATATTGATTATATCTTATAAAACACTTGCTTACCCAAAAGGTTCATGTATCGGAATCATTCATACTTCCATTTTGAACACGCTACAAATAACGGCATTTTCCGCGAGTTTGCCAACTTTTCAATCACGAAATGTGCAAAACAGCCACAAGAACATACCTTGTTCCCGGATAGGCGGTCAAACCACACCGGGATAAGATTGATTCATTTCCGATTTGTTTTTAGCCAAACAACATCGGGTTTAGCTCATAGTTACTTATTAAAATCTCTGTCTTACGTTTCGCCTTAGTGAGATTGGCGACTTTGAGAGGCATATCTATCTTTTCAACGTGCCATTTATTCACAGCAACAAAGTACCGTAATGTCTGACACCAAAAATTACATTTCTGTTATCTTCTGGTAAATTTATTTCGATATCAAATTGCTT